TTCCAACCGGTCCAATCGGAACGATGACAAGCGCAGATCTGACGGCATCGGGATCTGCGCTCTTGATGCCCACGAGTCAATCGTGCGGCGACGCAACGTATGACATAATGGCGTGGCGTGGTCCTGTCAACCTAAACTTTTATGGTTCTCCTACGGTAAACTCAGGAGACCCTGTGACAGACGTTGTGTTACCCGCAGTGGCAGGTGCACCTTCATCACCGTGGACGCCTGGCGTTCAGTCACCTGACGTTGTGATACCTGGGACAAACGCAAACCTTCCTGTGCAGGCAACTGCGCCACCGACGCAAACGACTGACTTCGGGTCGGTGCCCGCATTGTTAGGAACGCCAGGTCCGGGTTCGAAGAGCGACGGTTCGTCTCTTCCTGGTGATGATGCAAACGACATCTATGAAACGTCTCCGCTAACAGTTCCTGCTGGACAGGTTGTCACGTTGGGGAATTTCATTCATCAAACGCCAAGTTTTAAGGGATAATTTTGAATTGTACCGATGTATCGATTAATTAAATTGCAGGATGAGGTGAATTGAATGTCACGACAACTATACGAAGAGGCACTTGCAGACGTTAAGCAGCTAAAGGCGATTGCAGAAAAAAACGCCCGTAACGCTGTGATGGATGCCGTCACACCGAGGATCAGAGAGATGATCGAAAAGAAGCTCTTTGAGACTGGCGCTGCTATCGACATTCCGACGCAGGATGACGCAGACAGGGACAAGGAAAAGGAAGACAGCCTGTTGCTGGGAGACATAGGTCACGGCGGCGGAACTTCGACGATGCCTGTTCCTCCTGAGGCACTTCCGTCTGACGTTGAGACGGACATGCCGCTTGAAGCCGTTCCACCTCCTCTTCCACCGGCTGCACCTGCAGTTGAACTTGCGCCCATAGGACTTGGAGCGACTGTCGTTGCAGGTCCTACATTGAAGCCAAATTCAACACTGGAAACTCTTCCGACTGGCGCAACAAAGCCAGTAGGAGCGCCTGCTGCGACTCAGCCTCCTGCAGTTCCGCAACCCGGTCCGTTTACTCCACCGCCGTCGTCAACAACGACCGCGACGATCAGTCCTACCGGCGTTGAGTTTGCGACTGACGGAACGGAAATTGATTCTCTTGAGGGACTGTCTGTGCAGCTAAGCGACATTGAATCACGCCTCACTGGGATTGAAAAATCTGTCTGTGGCGCTGAAAAATGTGGAGAAATTGATGGAATCAACGCAACAATCGGTTCTGTCGAAGATATGTATGAGAGTGTGCAATTGCACGTAAAGGATGTTAAACGCAAGTCGTTGCTTGAGGCACGGCTTGAAAAAGTCTTTGATGCACTGCAGAATTTTAAGGAGAAAAAGATGAGCAAGAAGCGTATCAATGAAGACGCAACCGATGCGACGGCGACTGGTGATGCTGCTGGCGTTGATGCCGGTGCTGAAAAAGGCGGCGGAACGGGCGAAGTAACATTGAAGCTGACTGGTCTCCCAGCGGACCTCGACATTGAGAACGTCGGCGTCGACCTGATCACGGGTGAAGATGATGAAGCAGGCGACTTGGAACCCGGCACAGACGCAGCGAGCGGCACTGACGACCTTGACATCGACCTCGGTGCAGGTGGTGGTGGAGACGCTAGCGCGGCAGGTGGTGGTGGAACTTCAACACCGACTGAATCACGTCTTCGTGGCGATCAGATCGTTGAGATCGATGAAAACGAGCTAAAGGAAGCGATCAACCAGATGCGTAAGGAACGTATGACAAGGCTCAATGAAGCCGAATATGGTGACACTCATCTTGGCGCAAAGCATGGTAGCACCGGTGATGGTTCTGAGTTCGGTGGCGGAAAGAAAGATTCAAAGGGTAAGCCTGAAGGTCGCAAGGTATCAAAGACAGGCGGCGATGATTTTGGTGGCGGAAAGCGTAGCTCACAGAAGAAGCCAACAGGTGAAGAGGAACTCAAGGGTGGCGACGAAGACGGTGAGACGCATCTTGACAAGCATAAGCAACACACCGGTACAGGTAAAGAATTTGGCGGCGGAAAGCGTGATTCGTTGAGGAAGCCAGTCGGTGGAAAAGACGGCAGCGAAGTCATTGAGATCATCGGCGAAGGTGAAGAGGGAAAAGACAAGTACTGTGAAAAGTGTCATAAACTGTGCGATTCATGCGCATGTGAAGAGAGTGCGTGCTCGGAAGCCGAAGAAAAAGTCGTAGACGAAGCAGAGGTTGATGAGTATCAGGATCGTCGTAAGGCAGATGAATTTGGACGTGAGGCCGCTGACAGTCACTCTGTGTCGGCAGAATCAATCAAGCGTAGGATTAGGTTCGAAGAACGTATGCAAGAACGTATGGTGAGGAACATCAAGGAGTGTACCGATAAGGGTCTCCGAGCACGCATCGTTTCACGTTTGGACGAATCAAAGATGAAGGTGGCAGAATTGAAGAAGAACGTGGATCGCTCTAATAGCGATCGTCAGCCAGGCGAAGGCGAAGCCCTTCGCGCCAAGTTGTCAGAGCTTAATCTGTACAACGCAAAGCTGCTTCACACTAATAAGTTGCTGCAAAACGACTCGCTGTCTGCTAAGCAGAAGGCGAACGTGATCCAGAAGTTGGATGAGGCACGCAGCCTTCGTGAAGTGAAGCTTGTGTATGAGAGTCTCATGAAGATGTTCGATCCATCGGGAAGCAAGAACCTCGAAGAAAACGCTCGTCGAGTAGTCGGTTCAGCCAGCCGCCCAACGCGGTCAACTGCATCGTCCGTTACCCTGAATGAATCGAGTGAGGCACTCCGCTGGGCCAAGCTGGCCGGCATCGTAAAGTAACAGGAGCGACAAAAGAGGTAAGAAAAATGAGTAAGATGTTTACATTGGAACAACTGTCTGAGGGTATCCGCGATCGCCATGTCGGCGCAGAGCGGTCGCGCCTCGTGGAGAAGTGGTCACGTACCGGTCTTCTTCGCGGCCTCGACGGTTTTAAGCGTGAAACAATGGCGCAGCTGCTTGAGAACCAGGCGGCACAGGTGTTGAAGGAATCGAATGCACTGTCAACGGGCGGCGGCAACTTGACCTCATCGGGTCAGATGCAGGGCTTCTCGAACGTTGCGTTTCCGATCGTCCGCAGGGTGTTCGGCGGCCTCGTCGCAAACGAGCTCGTGTCCATCCAACCGATGAGCCTGCCTTCTGGACTGATCTTCTACATCGACTACACCTACGGCAGCAACGTCGGTGGCACGGCCGGTGAGACGCTCGATCCTAACGCAGTCGACAGCACGTACACGACCGGCCAGTCGATCTACACCAACCCACCGGGCAAGGGAATCCAGTCCGGCTCGTTGGCCGAAGGTGGCATGTATGACCTCGTCGGCGCGGGTTTCTCTCGCGTTCACAGCGGTTCGTTGACCCTTTCGGGTTCGACCGCCAACGTTGGCGCATGGACCGGCGCGAACGGCGCATGGGCTGTCCAGGGCCTAGTTGCATCATCGACTGACCTGAGCGGCACAAACGCGACCATGATGGGCTTTGACCCACAGGTCACCAACGACGTCGACCTGGGACTGGTAAAGTTCCAGTATGTCATCTTTGACGTCACCGCAATGTCGGCGAAGATCGCAAGGGGCGACTTCCTTGCGGTCGATCAGATCGCAATCTATGCGGTACCCACGATGGGAACCGCGACTCCTTGGGGACAGACCTACCAGGGTGGCACCAACGTGCTCAACCTTCGTCGGTTGAACAAGCGCGGCGACTGGAACGGTTCAGTGTTCACACCGAACCCGCTCGGTGGTGCGCAGATCCTCACGGTGTTTGACCTCGGCATGACTGGAACGACCGTTGCATTGGGCACCACTGCCACAACGTTCTCGATGGTCATGGCGGACCTTGAGCAGACGGGCGATTCGATCGGTGCAACGTTGACCGTTCCTTCGTTTGAGTCTGACTTTGGTTCGACTCCGTCTCCTGCGATCCCTGAGATCGACATCAAGATCGAGTCGATCGCGATCACCGCAAACACGCGCAAGTTGCGTGCCCGTTGGTCGCCGGAACTCGCACAGGACCTCAACGCATACCACTCGTTGGACGCGGAAGTCGAGTTGACCTCCATCCTCTCCGAGCAGGTTGCGCTTGAGATCGACCGCGAGATCCTCCTTGACCTGCTTTCGCAGGCCAACGGCGCGAACCTTTATTGGTCACGTGCCCCGGGCAACTTCGTCAACAAGGTGACCGGCTCGCCGGTCTCGTTGGCAAGCAGCCTCTCAGTGGGACCTCACTTCACGGGCACCGTCCGTGAATGGTATGAGACCCTGATCGAGACGATCATCGACTGCGCAAACACCATCCACAGGAAGACGCTCCGTGGCTCGGCGAACTTCATCGTCACCGGCCCGGACGTTTCTACTGTCCTCGAGGCCTCGGTGCTCTACAAGCCGAAGTACACGATGGACGGTGATGGCCAGGTGAAGACTCCGTTCAGCATCGGCGCTGAGGCGGTCGGCACGCTTTCGAATCGTTTCACCATGTACAAGGACCCTTACTTCCCACGCAACAAGATATTGGTTGGGTATAAGGGGGGTAGTTACCTGGAAACTGGATACGTATACGCTCCCTACGTCCCGCTCATCGTGACTCCGACGATCTTCGCCCCGGAAGATTTTACGCCGAGACGCGGCGTGATGACGCGCTACGGCAAGAAGATGGTAAGAAGTGACTTTTTCGGGACAATAACGATTATGGATATGAACATCATCTAAGCGTTTTTGATGGTGTGAGTGTCACAAGTTGTTAGGATTCAGGGGTCCTTTCGAAAG